TGGTGAGGACGCGGTGGGACACGGGGGTGCGCGGTGGCACCTGGATCCCAGTTTTCTTTTTCACACACCGATCCCCCACGTACCTCGATGCTGGTACCCTGTTACCGCATTTCCGAGTGAACTACTCGGTTACTAATGTCCCAATGTCCCAATGTCCCCAGGCCCAACGGTCAATGCCTGGATCACCAGGATCTGCGGCACATCCTCGTACCAGCGTGTAGCCCTAGACTTACCTGGGGTCTTGGGGTCTCGGACAGACCAGGGACAGACCCGGACGCCGCGACCTCTGGGTCCCCCTCGGGGTACCTACGACCCCCACGCCACCCGGGGACGACCCTGGCTTCAAAACAAGGGCTAAAGGGCCGCGTTGTTGTTGTTGTTGGCTCCAGGTCAACGTGGGGTCCGGGATTTCCCAGGGACCCCCGGGTCCCTCTTGGGTCCCCTCCGGGAGTCCCGTTCCTCACCCGGAACCACCTCGGCCTCCAGGAGCACCCCAGGGGGCCCCTCTGAGACCCCCGGAGTCCCGTTCCTCACCCGGCCATCCCGGACCCGGAACAATGACCACCAGGTCTTCCCCGAAACCGGGAGCAAATCGAGGACCTTGGGGGCCTGGTTCCATGGTGAACAAGGGTATTTCCCCTGACTAACGAACGAACCAAGACCCCCCGACCAACCAACGACCCCAAAGGCTCTACCTGGAGACACCAGGGGACCCTTGGTTCCCCGACATCCCCCAAGACAACAAGAGCCCCGTGACAAGGGCCCAGGATCTCCATGCCCCTAGAGACTGCCTCGTTCATCAATGGCCTCGATGCGACCAACCCGGCCGCCGGGGACACCGTGGGTCAGGCCGATGACCACCTTCGACTGATCAAGGCCACCCTGAAGGCCACGTTCCCCAATGTCACCGGGGCCATCACCCCGACCCACACCGAGATCAACGGCATCCTGGCCCGCCTTGCGGCCCTGGAGACCTCGCCCGGGACCCCGATCGGCACCATTCGTCCCTTTGCCGGGGCCTCGGTTCCCGCCTTGCACGTCCTTTGTGATGGCCGGGCGGTCTCCCGGACCACCTATGCGGCCCTGTTCTCGGCCCTTGGTACAGCTTGGGGCTCCGGGGACGGCTCCACGACGTTCAATGTCCCTGACCTCCGGGGCCGAGTCCTGGTCGGTAAGGACGACATGGGAGGCACCGCGGCTAACCGGGTGACCTCGGCGGGGTCAGGCATCAACGCGGCCGTCTTGGGCGCCTCGGGGGGCTCTCAGTTCCTCCAGGCCCACACGCACACAGCCTCGTCCGGGTCGTCCGGGTCCCACACGCACACGGCGTCCACCGGATCCGCGGGGGACCACAACCACACCGGGACCACCTCGGCCAACGGGGACCACGCCCACACCACGACGATCAGCCTCGTGTCCGGGACTGAAGGCAATGCGGCCCTCAGTGGCCTGACTGGCGGGGACAACGCCATCAGTTCCCACAGCTTCACCTCCTCGACCGCCGGGGCGCACAGCCACACCTTCACCACGTCCACCGCGGGCGCCCATACGCACTCCGTCTCCGTGTCCACCGAGGGGGCCCACACGCACTCGGTCACCGTTGACAGTGCTGGCGCGGGCTCCTCGGGCAACATGCCCCCGAGTGCCGTGGTCAACTTCGTCATCTACACCGGGGTCTAAGAGCCCATGCCCACCATTCCGTTCCGGGGCCTCGGGACCAAGGGGATCGTCAAGGATCTCCCGCCCGCGGATCTCCCCTTGGAAGCCTATACCGGGGGCAACAATGTCCGCTTCGCCAACGGGGCCTCCATGCGCTCCCCTGGCTGGCGCACATCGAACTCGGGCCTCTCCTTCGTCCCCTCCGGGACGTTCCTCTACTCGCCCCCAGGCGGCTCCGAGACCACCTTCGTCCCCACAGAGACCGGGGCCATTTGGTCTCGGTCCTCCGCGAACGCCCTTGCCGATGTGTCCGTGCCTTCGTTCACCCCGGCAACCTCGTCCACCCAGTTCACCGCGTGCTCCCTGGGGGCCGTGTTCTACCTGAACCGGGAAAGCCACGTGCCGCGGTACTTCACCTCGGCCTCGTCCACGTTCACCGCGCTGCCCGCGTGGAACGCCGCGTGGCGCTGCGAGGTCCTCCGCGCCTACAAGGACTTCCTGGTGGCCTTCAACGTCACCAAGTCCGCCACCCAGTACCAGACCATGGTCAAGTGGTCCGACGCGGCTCTCGCGGGTGCTCCCCCGGCGTCCTGGGACGAAACGGACGCCACCAAGCTGGCCGGGGAGACGATCCTGGCCGAACTCTCGGGTCCGATCGTGGACGCCCAGAACCTCCGGGACGCCGTGGTGATCTACGGCACCAACGAGGTCTGGCTCATGGAGTTCGTGGGCGGCCAGTTCGTCTTCCGGTTTCGCCGCATCTTCGGGGACGCCGGGATCCTCAACCGCAACTGCGCCGTGGAGGTCGAGGGACGCCACTACGTCTTCGGCAACGACGACATCTATGTCCACGACGGCACGCAGCGAAAGAGCATCGCGGCCGGGCGTGTCCGGGACTTCGTGTTTCGGAACCTCAACACGGCCCACCTGAACCGGTGCTTCGTGGCGCACAACGTGGCCACCCGGGAGATCCTGTTTTGCTACGTGTCCGGTGACGCCGATGCGGCCCCAGGCTTCACGGGCGGGACCGGCGTGAACCGGGCGGCCGTGTACTGCTATGACAACGACACCTGGGGCTTCATGGACATGCCGAACGTCTTCGGTCCGATGTCCCTGGCCCCCGCCTCGGCTTCTCTGACCTACGCCACGGCCTCCGCGGGCTACGATGCGTCCGGTGGCTCCTACCAGGACGTCGGGGGCTCGATCCGGCGCACACCCTTGGCCGCCGTGCGAGCCCTCGGGTCCTCGATCGCCTCGGCGCGTCTCAGCTTCCTGGATCCGATCGAGGCGAACTCCACGGTCCCCTTTGCCCTCGACACCGCGCTGTTCACCCCGGCCTACCTGGAAAAGGAACACATCGACCTCGACGCCCAAGGGGCCGAGTTGACCGTGTTCAAGACCGTGTCCCGCGTGGTGCCCCAGCTTCGCATGGTCACCGGGGGCAACGTCGCGTTCCGGTTTGGGGCCGCGAACCTCCACGGGGCCGCGACCACCTGGGCCGACCCGCTGACGTTCAACGCGGCCACGGACTACAAGATCGATACCCGCGTATCCGGGCGATACTTGGCCCTCCGCGCCACCGTGAGCGAACCCCGCGACTTCTCCCTGTCCGGGTTCGACGCCATGGTCACCAGTAACGGGGCCCGCTGATCCATGGCGAGCCCCAACTACTACGCGGGCGTCCGCAGCGCAGTCCCGGTGCCCTACGTGCCAGGGCCTCCCCCGGGCGACCAGGAAGCCCTGGTGGCCGAACTGGTGCGCCTCCAGGCGGCTGTGGAGACCCTGGCCGCCCTGGTGCCCCAGGTGGCCACCTCGGCCCCCCAGAGGCCCCTGGAGGGCATGGTCCGCTACGCCAAGGCGCCCTGGAACCCACTGGGCACCGGCAACCGCTGGGTCCAGTACCTCGGCGGCGCCTGGGTCGCCTTTCCCTAGAGACCCCATGCCTCACAGCCTCATCGTGCCGGTGATCCAGGCCCCCGAATACCGGGTCGGCCTGGAGCACTGCGACGACACGACCCTGGTTCACTGCACGATCGACGTGCCCTGGACCCCCTCGGTGCGCCGACGTGCGCTCCGGGACTTCGGGACCCTCCTGCGGATGCACGGAGGCCCTCTGTACGCGCTGGAGGTCGAGGACGACCCCCGGCATCCCAAGTTCCTACGGCTGTTCGGCTTCCGCGTGGTTGGCACAGGCCAAAACGCGGACACCGGGCGCACCGTCAATCTCTGGATGACACAGAGAGGAGAATACGAAGACCACCATGGGCGGATCCAGAACTAGCACCCAGACGACCTCGTCCTCGACGAGTCCCTGGACACCCCAAGCCGACGCGCTGAAGACCATCTTCGGTGACGCGCAAGGCATCTACAGCGCCGCCAAGGACACGCCCGGCTACACGGGCGACTTCACGGCAGGCATGAACGACACGCAGCGGGCCGCCCTGGCCAGTACGATGGCTGCGTCCGGGGCCTTCGGGGACCTCTCCCGGGATTTCCTCGGCACTGCGGGCTCTCTTGGTGGCTCCTTTCAGGGGGCCAAGAGTGTCGCGGACCGCTTGGCGGCCGGGGACCCGGTGGCCGCGCGGTTGGCCCAGGAAGCCTTCGTCGATCCGACGCAAGCGCTGATCCAGAACGCCGGGCAATTCGCGGCGAACCCCTACGTAGACGGCATGATCGACAGCGTGGGCCGCGACATCTCGCGGAACCTCAACGAGAATGCCCTGCCGTCGCTGAACCTCGGCGCGTCCGCCGCGGGCAACCTGAACTCCTCGCGTGCCGGGGCCGCCGAGGCCGTGCTGATGCGCGGGGCCCAGGATCGCCTTGGGGACATCTCGGCTGGTGTCCGTGGCGACCTGTTCAAGTCCGGGCTCGCCATGGCCGCGGACCAGCGTCAGAAAATGTTCGGCAACGCGCTCGCCGCGAGTGGCCAGGATCTCCGAACCGCGGCGCTGGGCGGCGATCAGTTGGGTCAGCTTGGTGCGGCCGGGGCCAGCCTCGGCACGACCGGGGCCAACCTGGGCCTCGTGCCCGGACAACTCGGCCTGGAGGTCGGCTCCGCGTACCAAGCCGAGGACCAGCGCGTCCTCGACGAGGCCAAGATGCGCGTGGCCTACGACGAGAACCGGCCCTGGGAGAACCTCAGTCGCTTCTACGGCATCGTGGGCGACAAGGGCTGGGGCCAGAACACCACGGGCACCACGACGACCCGGACCCCAGGCCCCAGCGCGCTCCAGACGGCCCTGGGCGTGGGCTCCTTGGTCGCCGCGCCGTTCACCGGGGGCACCTCGCTCGCGGGTCTCGGTATGATGGGCGCCAAGATGGGCATGGGCGCCCTTGGTGGCATGTTCGGCGGTGGTGGCGGGGGTGCCATGAGCCCCTTCGACACCCGGCAGATGCTCACGTCACAAATGAACACCGGAGGCATGGTCTAGCCCATGGCCTACGTCGATTTCTTCCGCGGGGCCCGGGCGGCCGAGAGTTCCGGGAACCCCAACGCGGTCAACCCGGTCACCGGGGCCGCTGGGCTCTACCAGTTCATGCCGGATACCTGGGCCGGTGTGGTCCGGAACTACGGCGATCGCTATGGCATCCGCGCCGATGGCGTCATGGATCCCGCGCAGCAGGAACTGGCGATCCGCGCGATCACCGAGAACGAGTACGCCCCGGTGATCCGACGTCTCGGGCGTACCGTGACCCCCGAGGAACTCTACACGTTCCACCTGTTCGGCGGTCCCACCTACCAGAACCTTGTCGGCGTGGATCCAAGCGCCCCTGCGTCCGAGGCTCTCCGCAACAACAGGATCTCCTGGCGGGCCATCTTTGACGCCAACCGTGGTGTGTTTGGGAACAACCCGGACATCTCGGCGGGCGAAGCGATCCAACGCGTCCAGGCGTACTACGCGCGCAAAGCAAACCCTCGGACGGCCGGGCGCCCCCGACAGTCGCCGCCACCGGTCTCCAAGGTGGTGCCAGCGACGGCTCCCGGCTCC